TACTGTAAAAGCCATGTTGAAAGATGGCCGCCTGTCGTCCTATCGCCACCGCCTAAGAAAGGATGGTGGGCGTGAGTTGATACTCATCAATATGGTTGCGTTAACTGTTGATGCAGTTTCCCGTCATGAACTCCAGTTCTCAAACTGATTATGAATAGTTTCAGCGGGGTTCATATGTTTGATTATCAGACCTCCATACATCCCCATTTGGATACGGCCTGTCGCCGATTCTCTTTAGCGCACAACCTGACGGAAGTGGCTGAAAAAGTCGGCATCACGGCGCAGGTTCTGCGAAACAAGCTGAACCCAATGCAGCCGCACCGCTTAACGCTGACTGAGCTGATCGTCATTACCGATTACACCGATGACTCCACGCTTTTGGATGGTCTGCTGGCACAGCTAAAATGCTTGCCTGCTGTTCCGATGAATGAAGCCCAGCCAGACAACTTATCTATGCATACCCTGAGCGCAACGGCCGCAATTGGCGCTATTGCCGGGGAAGCCATATCCACTGCGCCTATGACGCAGACACGTAGAAACGCCATTTTAGACCGAGCCAACCAGGCGATCCGCGATCTGTCTTTGCTCGTTGTGTCCGTTGAATCGCGTTTTCATACCGCCCCAGCATTAACCAGCGCAATGGATGTATTAGGTGCGTTCGGTGTAGTGCCTGGTCTGAACTGAGGTGATCCGATGCAAGTTTTCACACGTTTTTTAGTAAAGCAATCGCCGTCTTTCCAACTGCCAAGCCACGGCCATGGCTGGTTGGAATTGCCAAACGGTCAGCGCTGGCAACCCATGGCCAGCAAAGTGCAGTTTCTAAGTGGTTGCCGTACTCCAGTTGTTAAGCCAAAGCGTCGCCCCTGGTGGTTTCGTTTGATGGGATTGAGGGGGTAAGGCGTGGATACACCAACACCTAAATGGATCGGTGAGGCCCGCAAGATGATTTCCGGGTGTGATAGTCGGGTAAAGCATTACTGGAACAATTTAGAAGAGGAAGGGCGGCGTTACCTCTGCTTTCTCGCCGGACTTAAACAGCGCCATATCGAATGCGGGTGGCATGATTTGAGCGAAGGCGAAAAGGTTTCTTTGTGGGGCGCAGTCTTAAAGGTTCGGCAGTTGCAGCAAGATACTCGCTACTTCACGCCGGAAGATTTTAAAGGCGCTGGGGCTTGCAGAGTGGCCCGCCGCGAAGTTGAACAAGACATTTCAAATTCAATGCACTGAGGCAAGTATGAAAATGATTATGGTAGAGAAAGCAGGGCTTAAGGAAGATTTCATAGCCTGGAACGTCGCGCCGAATTATGCCCGCTTTTTCCTGGGTAAGTGCCAGGAAATCGACGGTCTGATCGCGCTGTCGCCGCAAATGTTCAATGATTCGATGCACCTTGTTGAGCCACACCAGTGGTTTGCTGCGAGTTCTGCTTTTTGGTGCCGTGTATATCGGGAAGCTGAAAGCAGCAAAGAACAAATTGAGGCACTGGCTTCCATCCGCGCCACCTATTACATGGCCAATTATCTTGGCCAGGGTTCCATCACCGTGATGATCGCCCGTTGGTGGGAGCAAGTCCGGCAATTGCATGGGATGCATTCGCTCAATGTATCGCCTGTTGCTCGTCAGAAAACAGCCCTTACACACATTCACTAAGTAACCCACAACTAAGAATTCCCACGGCTTCCCCATGGTGGCCGGGGTTTCTTGCTGCCTAAATTTGGAGTTTTGCTATGCAAATGAAACGAAATGACCGCAACCAATTCCCGCCTATGTGGAGTGGTTTTGATCCGGCAAAGGCTGGATGTGACCAAACCGCCATATTGATTAAAGGCGCACGCGCTGAGGCAATGGCCGATGCTGCTGTGAAGTTTTCCGGCCACCTGGATCGTATGGCCACGCATGTTGCCAATGAGGGATTAAGCGCCGCCGAGATTGTGGAGCTTATGCGCCAGGAGTCTGAGCAGCTGGGCCGCGTTGGTCGTGGGGCTGCATTATGAAAACAGTTCTGAAATGGGCCGGTTCAAAGGTTCGCATTATCGAAACACTTAAGCGGCACCTGCCTGCTGGCGAACGCCTGGTTGAGCCGTTCGCCGGTTCCTGCGCGGTGATGATGAATACCGATTATGACAAATACCTCATTGCAGATATCAATCCTGACCTGATTTATCTCTACCGGGCCATAACACTGGACGTTGAGCAGTTTATTGAAGACGCAAAGCGTTATTTTGAAGTGGGTAATAGCGCGGAAACATACTACAACCTCCGCGCCGATTTTAACGTTTGTGCTGATTGGTATTGGCGGGGCGTGTTGTTCTTATATCTAAACCGCCACTGCTATAACGGGCTGTGCCGTTACAACCAATCTGGCGGTTTTAATGTTCCTTTCGGCAAGTACAAAGCCCCGTATTTTCCAGAAGCTGAGATCCGCGCTTTCGCTGAGAAAGCCAAAAAAGCCACATTCGTTTGTTGCTCATATGCTGAGGCGCTGGCCATGGTTCGCCCTGGTGATGTTGTGTATTGCGATCCGCCATACCTGCCAGCAAGTCAAAGCGCGGATTTTTCCTCTTATCACTCTGGCCCGTTCGGAATGGGTGAACATCTTGGCCTTAAGGTCATTCTGCGTCGTTTGGCAGAAAGGAGTTATCCGGTAGTAGTTTCTAACAGCGACACCCCAAAATCCCGCGCTCTTTTCTGTGAGTTCAACATAACCGGCATTTCTGCCCCGCGCTCAATTGGCGCATCGGCCGGCAGCATTAAATCCGCCCCTGAAATCATCGCCAAGCTGGTACCAGTTAATCCGCAGTATTTGCCGCCAGTACCTGGCATTGATTCGTCCCTGATTGAAGGTATGCCCACCCGTGATGAGGGGTGTTGTTCATGAGGCAAATCATTGACGGAAAATACGCCATTGATTTCACCAAGCCGAGCAGCCCAGGTGCATCGCGTAAGCTATCGCTACAGCAGGTTGTTGTGACTCATGGTGATGCTATGAATCCATCTTTTGATGTGATGGCCATTTATGGTTCGGAAACGATGCTGATCGTTGATCTGATTCGCCACCATATGGGGGCCAGCATTTTTAGGGGCAATCTCAAGCGCGATCAGCTTAATGCTGAATTTATCCGCCTGAGTGAGCTGTGTGATGTGGCATTAGTACACCTCTTTGCTGGTAGTCATGAGTCTGCATAAATACGATGGTGGCCCAGGTCACCACAAGGCGCGCCAGTGGCAGCAAGAGCAGTTTGCGCCAGGTGCGCCGGACGGCATAAGCCTGACAGAGCGCCAGCTATGGCATGTTGATAAAACCGATCATGCATGGCGCACTAAATATCTGGCAGGGATGCCGGATTATTTGGCGCGTTATTTTGGCCAACGCTACGCGAAAATATTGGAGGATGGCCCAAAGGGCCGCCGCCGTGCCAATACGTTTCTACGCACTACGGTAGGTAAAAACGTATTGCCACGCCTGCGCAAAGTGCGTGCACAGTACGCAACGGATTTCCAGGGCGCGGGAGGCGTGCATATTCCGTTCCTCAAAGACTTAGAAAAACTCCCCACTTATGGCCGTGATGAAGTGCGCAACCTGGCGCACGTAATTGCTGATTTTATGGCTGAATCATTTACCGATCTGATCCGCACAGCTTTCCCCGAAGAGGCTAATACTCCAGATGATATGGAGTTTCGCACGCTGGCAACCTATCGTCACCTAGGCGAACTGGTTAAGCAGATTGGCATCGTTCCACCATACTGGCAGTCCTTCAAATCTGGCCATTCCTTCAAGTCCCGGCAGGCTGAATCTGGCTTATTGCGCATGATGGCCCCGGAGTGGTGGCGGGCGAAGTTGAAGCGCAGCCGTGATCTTCAGCGTGAGCACATGGCCATCGCAGTGGGCCAGGTACAAAAGGCTGCATCGGCCTACGTAAGCCGCTCAACAATGGGCGAATGGGTAGAGCAGAAGAAACGTAATCGCGAGTTCTTCAAATCCTTTGAATTAGAGAACCAGGATACCGGCGATCGCGTTTCATTGGCTGATATGGTTAACGCCAGTAATGCTAATCCGGCGATCCGCCGCTGTGAGTTGATGGTACGTATGCGCGGGTTTGAAGATATCGCCAAGGAAAGGGGGTATGTAGGTGAGTTTTATACCATTACTGCGCCGTCAAAATATCACGCCGTCCATAGTGGCGGCGGGTTCGTTCAGCAATGGAATGG